CCTTGATGGCAGCGATCTCGGTGTCGAGATAGCCAGCAACAATATCGACGCTGGATTGGGTGGCGCGGCTGCTGACCGTGGCATTCAGGTTGTTGCCGACGATGTAGCCGGCCTGTCCCGCGCTGTACGAACCCGGCAGTGCCGTGATCCAAGGATCTCCTGCGCCACCGGCTGCGCTCAAGGCTTCACCTGTCGAGCCAGAGATCGCGTGGCCGCTCAGGATCTCGTCCCACACAGCATCGGCGATCTGCGACGCAGTCGGTGCGCTTCCACCACCCGATCCAGTCGGCGCGTTGCGCAGCGCGTCGGCCGAGAAACGGTAGTCGCCCGGCGATCCGGCGGCGAGCTCGAGTGTGGTGTCGACCCGATCCGTGACCGCCTTGATCGCGCCGACTTCGGTGTCGATGAAGCCAGCGACCGTTGCCAGATCTGCGGCACTTGCCACATACGTCAGGCCGGCCCCTCCAATCCCTATCTCTGCGGTTTGCGTGAGGATGTCATCGACATTGATGTCCATGATGTCGATCTTGGCCTCGACCGCAGCGATCAAGCCTGCAACCACTGACGCATCAGCCGGATCGACGGGCAGGTTGTCGGTCTTGGCCTTGATCGCAGCAATCTCGGTGTCGAGAAAGTCATCGATCACGTCTACGCTGGTCTGTGATGCCCGTGCGTCGAGGATCAAGTCCAGCCGGCCGCCGTTGGCCCAGTCGGTCTGCAACTCGTTCGTGTCGGCAAGGATAGCAGCGATCTCCGTGTCGAGATAGCCGGCCACCGTTGCCAGGTTGGCCGCGGTCGCAAGGGTGCCGATCTGCGTGTCGAGGTTCGCGGATGCGAGGCCGACCGCCGTGCGCACACCTGCCGCGTCCAGTGTGCTCAAACCGGACTGGATCTCGGTGACGGCCGATGCCGCCAGCGCCGTCGAGGTCAGAACATCGGACGCCATCGCACCGACGCTCGCGTCAATCCGGCCACCGACCAACGATGCAGGAATGCGCGTCTGAATGTCGTTGGTGTCGCTAAGGATCGTCGCGGTCTCGGACTTGATCGCTGCCACGTCAGCAGATACAGACGCACCAGCCGGTGCGCCGAGCCTGGCGTAGTTGTCTCCGGTCTGCGGGAACGACGTGAAGATCTGGACCGTCGACGGGACCGCGCCCGTGCCGATGAAGGTGAACGCGACGTGGTCGTAGTTCGTCTCGGCCTGCGCTGGCGCGTAGGTGTGGAAGCCGTTGCCTTCGTGCGTGCAGGCGCCAGCGCCGACAGATCCGGCGGCTTGCGTTCCGGCATCGCCTGTCACGTACACCGTGACCGATCCCGTGAACGCCGAGCCATCGGTGGCGCTGACGAGTTGGCAGCCGATGACTTGCGAGGCGACGTTTTTCTTCACGGTCTAGCTCCAGATGAAATCACTGTGTTGCAGCCGCGTGCCCATGCGGATTTGAAGGTGGACCCGGCCGCCGCCACAGGAACCCATATCCTGCGCGGCGCGAACAGTTGCCACGGGTTTTCATTGAGGTGCCGGACTTCAGCCGCCGTTAACGCCCGGTCCCACAGTCCAAAGAATTGCAGCCGGCCATCTGTCGTGAACAGATTCCGCGCATTGAATATAAGTAGCTTCCCGGTGCCAGATGGTGTGACGCCCGATGACGCCACAAAGGACATCGCGTACATCTGTCCATTGGTCAGCGCCGTAGTCGCCGGGTTGTTTCCGCTAAGAGCTAACCCATTGCTATAGATCGTGCCAATGCCGACAGCGTTGGTGCCAAATCGCGGCTTATTAACATCACCGACTGCTCCGAAGCTGTTGCCGAAATTCCCTTCCCAGAAAACAGGATCAGTGCCACTCGTCGAGTCGCTGAATAGAGCCGCAACGGATCGCGGGTTTGCTGTGCTCGCGCCAGTTGCCGATGCGTCACGGGCAGCAATAATGTGGATTGAAGCTGCGGGACCAGCCAGATCAAACGGCAGTTCGATGCGAGTCGTGGCTGCGACTGTTGCCGCATAAACCGATCCGCCACGATATGGCGTCAGGGTCATCCCGGAATTAACCAACAGTCGCCCCGTCACCGCATCGCGTGGCGCTCCTGCTGCATTAACAAGTGCCCGAAGGCCCTGCGTTAAGGGATTACTCCAATCAATGCCGACCGCGTCTTGCGGCTGGTATTTGCGGACGAGCCGATTACGCATCAGATCGTGTATTTGATCGGGTTGTGCGACACAACGCAGCCGGTACTGAGAGCAGCGCCCGTACAGTTCCGAATGGCAATCGATACCGCGTCAGGCATCCATCCCAACACGTTCACGACAGTGAATGCCAGTTGAAGCCGCTGAGACGGGACCTTGTACGGAACAAACAGCGGACCACCCATGCTGTTCGGGTCGCTGATGCTTGCCGTTCCTTCGGACCCTGTCGGTGCGGTCGTCGTGCCGAAGTTCCCGCCTGGAATCCAAGTCGTCCCGCCGTCTGTTGACAGCCAAGGCACGATGTAGACATAAGCCCCCGAGTCATTGGCTGGGGCCGTTGCTGCCGTGCTCAGATCAACGATGAACTCTCGGTCGTTGGCAAGATCGGACAGATTGGAAATACGCGCAGACTGCCAGCCGCCGAATGGGTCGCTCGCATCGTTTGCCAGCGACTGAAGGTTTGTGACCGTCAGTGCGGCATAGGTGCCATATGAAACGCCGGATGTAGCCATCGTCAGGCCCTCAGAGCATCGCTGATGTTCTGCGCCGTCACGGTGCCTTCAAACTCGCCGAGATCACCCGGCGTGTTCGATGTCCCCGTACCCGTAGCCCAGATGCGTTCAACACGATTGCAGGCGCGCTGAATGGTCGCCTTGACCTTGCCAGCACCAAGCCAGCCAGCATCAAGCAATGCGCCGCCAGTGCCCGCAGGCACATCAAGCAGCGCATCGGTCAGACCTTGGCGCAGCGTCAGCTTGCCCGTGGCAATGCTGGACTGACCTTGCAGAATGATCTGAAGGTTGATTTGCTTGGCTTGACAGACCAGAGCGCGGTTGGTGAACAGCGCAGTTCCATCCGCTGAATCCGCAGGTGTCAGGCTTTTCCAGGTGATCGCATTGAACAGAGATGCGGCATCGGTCGATGACTTCCAGACTTGGAATGTGGAGTCGGCGTTGTACCAATCCGCCATGCCCTGCTCATTGACCGCCTGCCGAAGCGCGGCAAACGTCGGATCAGTTTCGCCTTCGATAGCGGCTTTGAACGTGGAGAGTTGTGCTGGTGTCATTTGACTATCCTCATTTCAGGTGGAGAGTTGTATCGATCGCACTCTTTCAAGTACGCATTGCGGCAGTGTTCTTCGGTCTGCCACAGGAACAGGAAGTCGATGACCGGCATGAAGATGCGGCCGGCGATCTTCCCGTCGCGCCAGGCGCGATAGCAGCGGCTCGACATCGACTCGTCGGCCCAGGCGCTGCTCTGAAGCGGAGTGATCAGCACGTTGGCCAACTGGTCGCATGCGATGAACAACTGCAGGAACCAGTGCTTCGGTCGGAATGCCATGTTGGTGTCCTTCGTGGTCAGCGCTCGAGCGCCGCTTCGGTGAACTTGGCGATCAGCGCGGCGGCCAGATCCTCGACGTCGGTCTCGGGTTCTTCTGCCTTGCCCTCGACGGGCATGGCTTCCTGCACGGCACGCTGCACCAGGTCGGGCAGCGATGCGGTGATGTCGGAGAGCATCGACTTGATCGATTCGGCTGCGGCCTCGTCGCGATCCAGAGCAGCCTGAACCGCCTTGGCGGTGGCGTGCTCGATCTGCTGCGCCGTTCTCAGGTCAGCGTCCTCGATCGCCTTGACTGGCGCGGCGGCTGGAGCCGGTTCGGCCGCGGGAGCAGCAGGCGGCTTCGACGCGCCGAACGGATCGGCGCCCGAGTCGCGCTTGGCCAGCGCCTCGAGGCTGAAGTTCTGCTGTTGGAGGTAGCAGGCATCGCCGCCGGCCTTTGGCTTTTCGTTGAGGCGCTTGCGAGCTTCGTTCGGACTGAGCAGCGCGCCCTTGACCGCTTCGGCCAGCATCGTGATCTGCGTTGCCGAGTCCATGCGCAGCAGCCCGTCCAGATCCATCTCGACGTGATAGCCGAGCGATTCCATGTCCAACCCTTCGGTCAGGCACAACTCGATCGACTCGATGTAGGACTGCAGGCAGCCGGTGTAATACTGAGACTCCAGCGCCTCGACGTTGCCCGCGGTCGGCATCGGCCCGCTGTTGATCTTGTAGAGCGGCATGAAGAACACGCGCGCCACATCAGCAACGGTCCAGTCCAGTTGCTCGAGCATCTGGGCGGTCTGTGCCGGGATGGTCATCGGCTCGTACTTGAGACCGTCGCCAGCCACGAGAAGGCGACCGATGTTCGCGCCGGCAAAGTTCGCCTCAAACTCTGTCTTGAGGCGCCGCGCGGTTTCGTCGGGGATGGTCTCGGGCGCAGTGAGCATGCCGCTCGGGCGGCTCATGTTCTGGAAGAACGTGGCGCTGTTGGTCTGGATGCGGTTGCCCTGCGTCGCGCTCATGGCGGCGGCGTGCAGCGGCGAGATGCCGACCAGCGGGTGCCACAAGGTGACGCCGCGGTCGTGGATGATTTCGGATGCAGGCAGCACCTGCCCGGTCGGGATGCGTGAAAGATCGTCGCCACCGAGCGAGTAGTACACGTCGCCTTGCGGCGTGACCATCGGCACAACCCGACGCGGGTCGAGCAGGTAGAGCGCGGTGACGATGCCGCGCATGTCGCGCTGCTTGACGGCGTAGGTGTTGCCGTAGAGCAGTTTCGACGTCAGCCAGTAGGTCAGGAACTGGATGCGGTTCTGGTAGTGGTTCGGACGGCGAAGCACGCGCCAGAAAGGCGACGAGTACGGCACTTCCTCATCGATGCCGTCCGCGTCTTCCTGCATCAACTCCAGTTCGAGTTTGGCGATGTCGGTCGCGATGCGGGCGATGCAGGCGAACACGGCGCCGAACGATGTGATGCTGCCGATCGGGTCGACCGTGACGCCCTTCTGCCAATCGCCGGCCGCCGGTTCGCGGATCATTCCCCACAGCGACGAACGCACAGGCACGCTGCCCGTGGTTGCCGCCTTGGTGGACAGGCCGGATGCGAGGATCAGCGAAAGGGATCGTTCAGCCACGGGTCATTCCTCGAGCAAGGATGGCGGCCAGGAGGAAGGCGATGCTGCCGCCGACGATGAGTGCCCACGGCAGGCCGAGCAGCAGGTAAGCGCCCGCGGTCGAGCAGCCGGCACCCAGCACGAGCAACTGGATCAGGATGCTGGTCGGATCGACCAGCCCACTGAACAGCGACTTCAGGTAGGCCAGAACTTGAACCAGCGTGGGCACGGCGACTTCCATCAGGACTGGCTTTCGGTGGTGACGCGAGGCGGACGGCCGCGGCGCGGGGCCGTGGGCACGACTGGCGCCTGTTCTTCAACAGCGGCTGCAACTTCCGCTGGCGAGTCGACCGGAGGGGACTCGACTTCGACCGATTCGGCAACGGCGACCGGCTCGGTAACTGCAGGTGGCGGCTCGACAGGCTGCTGCGCAACCATTTCGGACGGCGCGATCAGGCTGGCAGGCATCGCGATCTCGCGTGCCCGACCGTGCTTGACGTAGTAGCCGGCGTCGACCGCGCTCGCGAAGAAACTCTCACCGACCGACAGGGACTCGCCCATGTGGTACATCGGCTTGAGTGCCTCCATGTGTCTGGTTTGGTAATCCATGCTCCACTCCAATTGAAAAAGGCCCGGCACCTTTCGATGGCCGGGCCTTCGTTACCGCACTGACTCAGATCACGAAGCGTAGGACTGAGCCTTGTCGATGAACTGGACCGCTTGCGAGCGGCGCTTCGTCCAGTGGATCCAGCGGTCGACCTTGACGCCCATGAGGCCGTTCTGCCAGAGCGAACGCAGCGAGGTCGCGCCGCCCGATGGGGCGTCGTTCATCTCGAGCGAGGCTTCGGTCGACACGTCGATCATCATCTGGTTGTCGTCGGCCAACAGCACTTCAGCCTGGTTGATCAGGATGAGATGCTGGTCGCCCGGCGAGCCAGATGGCGTGACGTTGTTCGACACGATGACCGGCAGACCGTAGAAGGTGCCGCCGTTCATGGTCAGGTCAGGGAACGCCTTGAAGTCCTGGTTGGTGCGCATCATCGACAGGCGGATGGCCAGCGATGCAGACATCACCCAGACGCCAGTCGCCAGGCCGAGCTCGGCGTCGGCGAACTGGGTCATGATGTACCGGACGTCGGCATCGATCGCAGCCAGCGTTGCACCAGTCGCCTGACGCGGCGTGACGCCGTAGGTCAGCGATGCCGGAGACACGTTGGCCACACCCGGATAGGCCGGATCGATCAGGCGCTTGTCGAGGTACTGCGAGATACCGTCGACCAGATCCTGACGCACCAGCGCTTCGGCCGATGGGTTCGACAGCTTGGCCAGTTCTGCGGTGATGACGCAGATGGTCGAAGCCTTGGACCACGGCAGGGTGATGTTGTCGAAGTCGAGCTTCTTCACTGGAGCCGGCAAGCCCTCACCCACGAAGGTGCCGGTGGTGCCGGCGGTCTGACGCGGGATGCGGATGTTGAACGGCACGCGGCGCAGCGACGACAGGCGACCCAGAATGGTCTGGGGGCGCAGCAGTTCGATGAACTCGCTGACCATGTCGTTGTACTGAACCAGCGGAGCCGCCCAGGTCGTGTCGCTCGTCGTACCAGCCGCAACAGCCGCCTTCATGACGATGCCGAGTTCGGGCATGTCTTTGTAGAGGTTGTTGGCCAGCACTTCGGCTTGCATCAGGTTGCCCTTGGAGATGGCAAGCAGCGCAACGAAGCGGGTGAACGCGGTGCCAGCAGGCGCATTGCGGCGCACGCTGATCGGGCCGGAACCGGCGATGGCGACGGCGCCTTGGCCGACACCCGTGTTCACGGCAACAGGCACGGCCTTGGCGACCATCGTCTGCTCGTGAGCCTTGAGGCGGGTCAGGTGCTCATCGATCGCCTTGACTTCGGTCTGGAGACCGTCGTATTCCTCGGACTCGTGAGCGTCGAGGGTGCGGCCATCGGTGGCTGCCTTGGTCATGATCGCGTCGCTGCGATCGACGGCTGCGGTGCGCTTCGTGTTGAAGGCGCTGATTTGTTCTGCGAGGTTCATTTCCTGTCCTTTCGAGACGTAAAAAAGCCCGCTTGAGGCGGGCTGGTTTGGGTGTCCCGAAACGCCGGGCGAGGGGTTGGGCGTGTCGCCCGGTGG